GGTACGATTTGAAGTCTAAGCGGCTCCGCCCAGGAGGGAATAGACATTAAAAGCATGATAATAAAAAGTATGATTTTCATTTTTAATCCTTGAGTTGTCTTACTATTTAGGCTCGCAGTCAACCCATATTAAATTATTATACCAGTTATATACTGCATTACCTTTTGGTACTAGACAAACTCCCAGTTCTGGATATACTTCGATTCTTATTTGTACTACTGCCCAAACTAACCACACCATATAAGATATTACTATTATTGTTATTCCGTATTTCCAAGCTTCGCATTTTATTTTATCTATTCTTTTTCTTTTTTTATCTGACGCAATCTTATCAAGTTTTCTTTTCTTAGCCCATGCAACTGCCTGTTCCTTCTTCATCTTTTCCATCATGGCAAACACACGTGTGTATAGGTCTCCTAGCTCAGGAGGACAGTTGTATACCATGAGTTCACGTAATTCAGCTTCCATAGCTGCCAGCCGGGTCTGCATAAGTACTCGTTGTAGAGCTCTTTTACCTAGACTAGTATCACCAGTATATACTTCTTTAGAGTGCTTTTCTTCTTCTTCAAATATAGCACTACACGTAGCATAATTTTCAAAATACTGCCCTAACGATTCACCTATCTCAGAATAAATGTCAGTTGGTTGTTTCTTACTTAATTCAAGTACGCGATTTTTTTCTTGTATGTACTGGTTTTTTTCAGCAACTGACGGTGGGTTATCTTTATGTCTTAGGTTAAACTGTTCTTCTAAATCTTTGAGTACACCTTTTACATCGCCGGCAGCACCAGCCATTTCTTTATATAATTCACACCCTTTTTTTACTGCTTGCACCGCGCCTTGCGCAAGTGCAAATAGCGTAATTGGATCCATTTACCTTTTCTATAGATTAAAATCTAAAAATACGTTAACATACAACAATGTTTTACTATACCAACGTTCACGCTTATAACAATAATATCCTCTTCCGCGGAAGAAAAGATGGTAAGCGTATAAACCAAAAAATCCCTTTTCAGCCTGTTCTATACGCACGTACAAATAAACAGACTGAATTTAAATCCTTAACTGGTGAGAACCTAGAGAAAATTAAATTCTCTTCCATCACCGATGCTAGAGATTATGTAAAAAAATATAAAGATGTAAGTAATTTTCCGATCTACGGAAATTTAAACTACGGATATCAGTTCATTAGCAAACTGTTTCCCGAAGACATAAGATTCGATATCACGGAAATGAAAATCGTGACCATCGATATTGAAACGTCAACTGAATACGGTTTCCCGGATCCAAGGCACGCTCAGGAAGAGATCTTGCTTATTACTATGCAGGATTACAACACCAAGAGAATAGTCTCTTTTGGGTGTGGCCCTTACTTAAGCAAGAAAGACAACGCAGAATATATTCAATGCACCGATGAATTCGACCTATTAAGGAAATTCATCAACGAACTTAAGACTGATTATCCCGATATTATAACTGGTTGGAATTGTCAGCTGTTCGACATAGCATATTTATCTACTCGAATCTCCAGAGTTTTAGGGGATAGAGCGCTGGAAGAGTGTTCTCCTTGGGGTAAAATCAGTAGCCGAGAAGTGCCTTTTGCTCGCGGTAGAACGCAGCTAGCGTATGATTGGATAGGTATCTCTATTCTCGATTACATGGATCTTTACAAGAAGTTCTCGTATAAAGTGGTAGAGAACTATAAATTGGATACGGTAGCTAAAGAAGAGCTGAATAAAGAAAAGCTAAAACATAAGTATACATCTTTTAAAGAGTTCTATACTAATGATTGGGAACTATTTGTAGATTATAATATTGTCGACGTTGAACTAGTCGATGAGTTAGAAGATAAGATGCAGCTTATTAATCTTATCTTAACTATGGCGTACGATGCTAAATGTAATTTTACAGACATCTACTCTTCCGTTCGCACATGGGATTGTATTCTTTGGAATAAACTGATCAAAGAAAATATTATACCTTTCAATCCACCCCCAGTTGATCCAGCTATGGATAGACAGATTATGGGTGCGTTTGTAAAGGAACCAGAACCAGGTAAGTATGATTGGGTGGTGTCGTTCGACGCTACCTCACTGTACCCTTCTATTATTATGACCTGGAATATGTCTCCTGAGACTTTAATCGATGGTCAGAAATATCTAGCCGATGATGAGAAGTCGATTGAGCGTTTACTTCAACGTGATGTTAATACAAAAAATATACATGATGAAGATGTAACTATGACCGCAAACGGTCAGTGCTTTAGAAAAGACTTTAAAGGTATTTTTCCTCAGTTGATTGAATTTTATTTCGGTGAAAGACAAAAAGCTAAAAAGTTAATGCTTAAAGCACAGTCATTGTATGAAGAGACTAAAGATAAAAAGTATTTAAAGGAAATTTCGAGTTTAAACTCAAAGCAAATGGCAGCGAAGATTCTTATGAACTCTCTGTACGGTGCAATGGGTAATATATACTTTAGGTACTATGACATTCGCGTGGCGGAAGGTATTACCATGACCGGCCAGTTGATCATTCGATCAGTGGCTAAACGTATGAACGATTTTATTAATAAGGAGTGTAAGACAAATGATGTCAACTATTCTTTTTATTCTGATACTGACTCTACTTATATTACCCTTGGTAGGTTTGCGCAGGATAGATATGCAAATCAATCAAAATCCGAAATTGTGGGACAAATTGACGACTATTGTAAACAGTTCATCGAACCTGTCATCGATGACGCCTGTAACGACCTCTCAAAGTATCTCAACACCTACCAGAAGAAAATTAACTTCAAGCGAGAGGTAATTGCTGATCGGGGTATCTGGATTGCTAAGAAAAGGTATGCACTAAACGTTTATAATGCAGAAGGGGTGTCATATGATCCTCCTAAGCTAAAAGTTTTAGGTATGGAGATCGTTCGATCATCTACACCTGCACCGGTACGTAAGGCATTAAAAGAGGCTGTACATATTACACTTACTCAAGATGAAGAAGCAATTAAGACATATGTGGCTAATCTTGAGAAAGAATGGAATAAATTAGAGCCGGAAGATATAGCGTTTCCTAGAGGTATTAACGGAGTTAAAGAATATACTGATGCTAATTCTATCTTTAGAAAAGGTACTCCTATTCATGTTAGAGGGGCATTGATTTATAACCATCTTCTAACCTCTAAAAATTTAGAGAAAAAGTATCAAAAGATTCAAGAGGGTGATAAAATTAAATTTTTATATTTACGCGAACCTAATCCTCTTGGTACTCATGTAATTACTTTCCTTGAGGGTTTACCTCCTGAATTTAGATTACGCGAGTATGTTGATTATGAGACCATGTTTGAAAAGTCGTTTTTAGATCCACTTAACTCTTTATTGAGTTGTATAGGGTGGCAGTTAAAAGAACAAGCATCATTAGAAGGATTATTCGGATGAAAAAATTATTAATTTTATTAGCACTATTACCTTTAGTTACTATTACACACGCAAAAGATAAAGCTGGTGTAATGTATGAAGTAACTATTACCAGAGTTAAAGATGGAGATACAGTAGCGTTTCAAGCTACCTGGTTACCCGACCCTCTTCCAAAAGAATTAGCGGTTAGAGTCTATGGAGTAGATACACCGGAAAAAGGTCATCGCGCACAATGTCCACAAGAAGATGCAAAAGGACAAGCAGCTACTAAATTTACTACTAATGCAGTAGCTAAATCTGTAAAACGTCAAGTATTACTAATGGGATGGGATAAGTTTGGCGGTAGAGTATTAGGCGACGTCATTCTTGATGGTCAAAGTTTACGTCAAATGCTAATTCAAAACGGTTATGCTAGAGAGTATTACGGAGAAGCAAAGCAAAGCTGGTGTAATTGATTTACTCCTTCCTTTAGATTATAATATATTATGTTAAGGAGAAAATATGTCATTGTTAGATAAATTGAAAAAGAATAGTACTATCAAAGAAACGGACGTACTAGCCAATTCTAAGTTCTTTAATTCCAAGGACCTTATCCAGACTCCAGTGCCTATGATTAACGTAGCACTATCAGGTCGTCTGGATGGAGGCCTTACACCTGGTCTAACAGTATTTGCAGGGCCGTCTAAACACTTTAAGACGGCTTTTGCATTACTACTTGCTAAGTCTTATTTGGACAAATATGAGGATGCAGCTGTTTTATTTTATGATTCTGAGTTTGGTTCCCCTCAGTCTTATTTTACTTCGTTCGGTATACCTACTGACAGAGTTATACACACCCCGATTACAGATATTGAGCAGCTCAAGCATGATTCTATGGCTCAGTTGTCTAATATTGAGCGAGGGGATCATCTTATTATTATTATTGACTCGGTAGGTAATCTAGCCTCCCGTAAAGAAGTAGAAGATGCTATTGATGGTAAGTCGGTCGCGGATATGTCTAGAGCTAAACAGCTTAAGTCTTTATTCCGTATGGTAACACCTCATCTTACACTTAAAGATATACCTATGATCGTAGTTAATCATACGTATAAAGAGATTGGTATGTTTCCTAAAGATATTGTATCTGGTGGTACAGGGGTATACTATTCTGCTGATAACATTTTTATTATTGGTCGCCAGCAGGAAAAAGAAGGAACTGAAATTGTTGGGTACAACTTTATTATTAACGTGGAAAAGTCTAGATATGTTAGAGAAAAATCGAAAATCCCTGTCGAGGTCTCTTTTGAAGGTGGTATCAGCAAATGGTCAGGACTCCTTGACGTGGCCCTTAATGGCGGCTTCGTTACCAAACCGTCCAACGGATGGTACTCAAGAGCAGGCGAGGATCAAAAGTTTAGGGCTAAGGATACCTACACGAAAGATTTCTGGCTACCTATTTTAGCATCTAAACAGTTCCAAGAATATATTCAACAAACATACTTAATGTCTTCTAATGATATGATGGCGTCTAATCTTTCAGATGAAGACTTCGAGGAGGAATTTGCTAATGCTGAGGAATGATTTATATCGCCCTTGGTTTGAGGGAGAAAAAAACTGGGGCGTAGAGATTACGTCTGGTGACTTTAAAGACGTAGTGATACAAATTGAAAAGATGGAGTTTGCTGATGAACCAGGTAATGTAGAGTTAGTTTATCATGTTATCAGCAAACCAGATATTTTAGAAGAAGAACTTTCTAAAAATACAGTTTTTGAGTCAACGGTAGAACTTATTGTTAACGATATTCTTAAAGAAGCAATAGAAATTCATAAAAATGAACAGAATCGAAATAACAATACTTAAAAATCTAGTTCATAATGAAGATTACATGCGAAGAGTTCTTCCGTTTATTTCAGAAGAATACTTCGTAGATTATTCCGATAAAACGGTCTATAATCTTATCCATACTTTTATTACAAAGTATAACAAGCCCCCTACTATTGAGGCGCTAGAGATATCGTTACAAAACTCTAACTTACCTGAAGGTAATTATAAAGAAGCGCTCGATATCTTAAAGTCTTTAACTTCTTTTGAGCAAGCGAACGCTGAATGGTTACTTAATGAGACTGAGAAGTTTTGTAAAGACAAAGCTATCTATAATGCTATTTTAAAGTCCATTGATATCTTAGAAGAGAAGGATAAAAAATTTTCTAAGGACGGTATTCCTTCTTTGTTACAAGAAGCGTTAGGTGTTTGTTTTGACTCTACGGTTGGACATGATTACTTTGAGAACGCTAGTGACCGTTATGACTTTTATCATAAGGTAGAGAGTCGTATTCCGTTTGATATAGATTTATTTAATAAAATTACACAAGGTGGGTTACCTAACAAGACATTAAATATTGCTCTTGCAGGTACTGGTGTAGGTAAGTCTTTGTTCATGTGTCATGTGGCTGCTAGTACTTTAGCGCAAGGTAGGAATGTATTGTACATTACCTTGGAAATGGCAGAAGAACGGATTGCTGAAAGAATTGATGCTAATTTACTAAATGTAGAGATAGATCAGTTAAAGAATCTACCTAAGAATATGTTTGAGAGTCGGATGACGAAAGTGTCTGATAAGACTCACGGTAAATTAATTATTAAAGAATACCCTACTGCATCTGCACACGTCAGCCATTTTAAAGCTCTACTTAACGAGCTCGCTTTAAAGCGTTCTTTTAAACCTGATATCATATTTATTGATTACCTGAATATCTGTGCTTCTTCTAGATTCAAGCCAGGTGGAAGTGTAAATTCATATACATATGTTAAAGCCATAGCTGAAGAGTTGCGTGGTCTTGCTGTAGAATTTAATCTACCTATCGTATCAGCTACACAGACGACACGTTCAGGTTTCTCGAACACGGATGTTGAGCTGACAGATACTTCCGAATCTTTCGGGCTACCAGCAACAGCAGACTTTATGTTTGCTCTTATTAGTACAGAAGAACTAGAGCAGCTTAATCAGTTAATGGTAAAGCAGTTAAAGAATCGTTACAACGATCCTACTTTCCATAAACGTTTTATGGTTGGTATAGATCGCACCAAAATGAGGTTATATGATTTAGAACCATCTGCACAAAAAGGGTTGGTAGATACCGGTGTGGAAAAAGATGATTCTGAAGATACTTTTGACTTTACGAAACAAATTAAAGCCATCCCGAAAAACTTCACAAGTATTAAAATATAATCTAAGGATACACATTGAACTGGTTAGACGTTACTCAAATACTGTTACTTCTTTTTGCGTGTTACACCTGCTTCTTAGCTGGTAAATTTAGAGGTGTGCATGCTATTATAGATTTACTACTAGAAAAGAATCTTATTACTGAAAGTGACTTAGATAAACTTACGGATTAAGTTGATTTACGTCCTTAGTGTAGTTATAATATACTTCATTAATGGGAGATAGTTATGACACAGAAGAACTCAAGACAGCGTGTTAAAGTTGATACGATTGGTAATAATGGTTTAGAGGAAATGTATCAAGCTTACGATAAAGAAACGCTTGAAGATTTTCGTAAACGTTGTATCACTATAATTGAAACATCCACAGGTAAGAAAGAAACTAAAACCACCTTTATTAGTCTGCTTATGAGAGCAACTTCTAAAGACTTTATGGTTTCTAAAGTAACTAACTATGTTTTAGCAGGGTTGGGTCTACGAGTATAACTCATGCTTTTTTATACTTTAATTATGGAGTCACTATGAAAAAATTTACAGTAGCTGGTGTTTCGGTATGTAACGGTCAAACTAAAGTCCGTTTCTGTTCTGATAGAATCCTACGTATCAAAAATCTTCAAAAGCAAGGGGATGAATGCATCAACCTTGTCGATCTTCCTAACGAAATGACTAAGGATGAAGCTTGTAAATATCTTTTGTCTCTTCCCGAGTTTAAAGACTTCTATTATGACATTTCATCGACACGGGACCAAAAGGTCTTGCAGTCAACTAAAAGAGACATTATAATCGATGTTCCTAAAGTAGTTGAAGATGCTGAGATTCAAAGCATTAAAGAACTAGCTTTCGCGTGATTTATAGTAGTATAGGAAAGACCGCCGCCTATGCTTACTTTCTTATGGTGGGGCATTATTGATAGGAGTGACTATGTCATTGCAAACTAAGGTGTTGAACGTTCTTCGTTCCGGTAAGCAGTTTACTGCCGGTCAGATCGCTGGTCTCTTTGGTTCTACTGAGACCTCGGTAACAGCTCGAGTGTCTGAGCTTCGTGCTCAGGGCTACGCCATCTATAGCAATACCGCTAAGAATGGCAAGACAGCTTATCGTCTCGGTAAGCCTTCTCGTGCTATGGTTGCAGCTGCTTATGCTTCGGCTGGTAGTTCAATCTTCGGTTAATCTAAACCGGGCCCGGTAAGGAAACTTACCGGGTTTTATTATGCCTTTATTTGTTGTTGAAACTATTCGGATGTATCGTCATAAGTATGTTATCGAGGGTAAAGAGCTCGATCATGCTTTTGATGCTGTAGTGTGCGATGAAGCACAAGAGTTTAGTCAAATGCATTTAGGTGAAAATATTGTAACCGGTCGAGAGATTACTTACGAAAAATTTCATCATATGAATGCAGCTCTAGAGAAACACGGTGACGGTACTTCATATCAACCTGAAAGCGGATCACCATGGATGGGTAAAAAAATGATCCATGTTATAGATTACAGGGATAAAAATGGTACGGAAAAATAAACTATCAGAGCTAATTATTAATAAACGTGATTTTGATCCCAGCGCACGAGAAGATAGAATACTCGCCTATAAGTTTCTAGATAGTTACTCATGGCGAGGAATTACAGCAGATAACCTGTGTCCTTTCTTTTGCGAATGGCCGTATATTGAAGTACCCGCAATGCTTAAAGATAAGCTGGTAGATTACTACAAAACTAAAGAGAAATATTGAGAACAAATACTTAATTAACCCCCGAAATGGGGGTTTTTTATTGTATAAATATTAGAAAACTTTAGGGTAGTAATGGCTTACGAATTACCATTTAATGATTGGCTTTCATTAATAAAAGATAAAGAAGCTAAGACCGTTTTAGGTAACGTTAAGTTACCAGATGATACTTTCTTTGGAGAAAGCGTTTATAAAATCGGCAATAAAATTATTAATATATCCGCTAAGACTACCGATGTAAATGTTACTTATTTAAGTAACCTTTTAAAAACGAAAGCCGTGGGTAAAAATTTAGATATAGTTTTCCCTAAATCCAAAATTAGATTTATAGTATCGGGTAAGAAAAACGCAACGAATAGAAACGCTCTCGGTAAAAAACTATCCGATGCTGGTGAACTAGCAACTATTGTTGCTTTAACTAAACCAATAAAATCGCCAGAGGATACAAGACAGCAGATTTTTAAAGATGATGTAAAGGCATTTAAAGATTGGCAGCTTACTTTCGAATTAACCCCCAAGGCCGTAAATAAAATAATCGCACCTTTGCCTATATCTCAATATACAATCTTACACGATGCTACAGATAGAACAAATTTTAAAGATCTCATTACTGCTTTTACCACTAGAGCTAAAGTAGTAAAAGATTCCTGGAATCCTGCTGATATCTACTTAATTAAAACATTAAAGGCTACTGTAATATTAACTCAATTGTTAAATATTGTAAAAAATTATGAAGGTTCTGATTTAGTGAGTGCATTTAATGCTAAGATGTATGATTTGTATAAGAAAAAAGATTTAATACCTATTTCTTTAAAGCAACTTACAGGGGAGCCTAAAACTGAACTAAACAATATCCCAGGGGCTAATATACCTAAAGACTCTGATATTGTTATAAAAAATTTAAACTGTGACATGTCACTTACTAGTAAAGAAATAGGTTTATTTACCTTTACTAACAAAGATACTAATAAAACTATATCGATGCAGGTTCGTGGTTTCCCTCATGGTTATACAATAGCACAAACAGAAATTACTAGTGATGGTTCTTTAACGGGGGGAAGATTAGGTAAAGTGCCTACTAGTGTGGTAGATAGAGTTTTAGAGGGTAGAATTAATTCTATTTCTTTTTTCGGTAACGTTACCCAAGGCGCTTTTAATCAATTCGATCAAACTAAAATTAATGAGGTTTGGACCTGGTATATAACGGTAATAAATGATAGTAATGTAACTGTAAATAATAGACTTACTAAAAAAGAGTTTGAAGACTTAATAGCTAGTGCTAAAAATGATTTTAAGGTAGCAGAAACATTATGTATAAAAATTCAAGGATTAAAAATAATGTATTTGCTACTATTACGAAAAGCCGAAATATCAGTTATAATGAATAAACTGATAAACGGTGCAAAAAAAATATCTAGCGACAACGGGTTTTTTATAAAAATTTATTAAGATGACTTTTAAACTACACCTTTTAGAAGCTGCTTCGGAAGAAAAATTAAAGCATTTAGAGCATGCCGAAGACCATATTATGAATGCTGGTATGGAAGGTTTTGCTCATGCTTTTCATAACTTAGAAGATACGCACGATCAGCTTCAAGGTAAAAAAAACAAAACCACCATTATGACTAAGTATGACGGGTCACCGTCTATTGTATTTGGTCATCATCCAGAGACAGGTCGTTTCTTTGTAGCCTCAAAATCTGCTTTTAACGTAAATCCAAAGTTAAATTATACTCCTTCTGATGTAGATCAGAACCATGGTCATGCTCCAGGGTTAGCAGAAAAATTAAAGCACGCGTTGTTACATTTACCTAAAGTAATGCCTGATAAAGGTGTTTATCAAGGTGACTTAATGCATTCAGGTATAAAGTCAAAAGATAACCCAGAAGGCGATATAGTAAACAAAGGTGGTAAATATCACTTTAAACCTAATTTAATTACTTACTCTACATCACATAATTCAGCTGAGGGTAAGAAGGTTGCTAAGTCTAAATTAGGTATCGTAGTTCATACAGCTTATACAGGTAAAAATTTTGCTAGTTTAAAAGCAGATTACTCACCAGACCTATCGCATTTTACTAGGCATGAAGACGTTCATATGATCGATAACCGTAACGACGTTCCTTCTGCTAAATTATCTCCCGATCAACATCAGACGTATACCCATCACTTAGATCAAGCAAAGCAACTATTTACTTCTACACCTAAAGAAGCTTATAATGTAATGTCAGGTGAACATTCTGATCATTCCGATCATTTAAAGACATACATTAATAAAACCGTGCGCGAAGGATCGAAACCTTCAGTTACAGGTTATCAAGAGCATCTAAAAGACCTACATACTAAGGCTATAGCTAAAGTTAAGACACAAAAAGCTGTTCAACAAAAAATGGATTTAATGAATCAGCATCTTGAACACGTAGATAAAAATAAACCGCATTTTAATGCTATTCTACAGATGCATCACCATTTACAATCAGCCAAAGATCAATTAGTTCATGCTCTATCAGCTAACCCTAAATTTGAGCACTCTATTAACGGGGTTAAGTCTAAACCTGAAGGGTATGTCGTAGTAAGAAACAACAGACCTACAAAGCTTGTTGATCGTGCTGAGTTTAGTAGACAAAATTTCTTGGCGAGATCGTAATGATTTCATTTAAAACATTTTTAGTTGAAGGTGCACCTAGAAAACATCTTCATGTTTTTGATATTGATGATACTCTTTTACATACTACAGCTAAAATACATGTAAAAGATTCTTCAGGTAAGACAGTTCAGACACTTACTAATCAAGAATTTAATGATCATAAGTTACCGAAAGGTCATTCTTATGATTTTGGAGAGTTTAGATCGGCAGAAAAATTTGCAAAAGAATCTAAACCGATTGAACACATGATTAATAAAGTAAAAGAAGTTACTTCCGCAGCACATAATCATGTTATTTTTAATACTGCTCGAGCTAACTTTGATGATAGACGTACTTTTTTAAATACCTTCAAGCAGCACGGTATACCTATTAATAAAATTCATGTAATAAGAGCGGGTAATATAAACCAAGAAGGTACTCCTGCTGCAAAGAAGGCCAAAGTAATTCACGGTTATATTTCTAAGCATAAGTACGAAAACGTTCATATGTATGACGATAGTAAATCTAATTTAAAAACATTTCTAGATTTACGTAAACATCATCCTAACACACAATTTCATGCTCACTATGTACAAGGTAATAGTACTAGTAGATTCGAAAGTACATAATTCTCAATCGCTCACATATGGATTATAGCGTTAAGGCAACTGAAAGTCAATGAAAAGTATTAAAGAAAAGCAGCTATTGGTAAAATGGTCTAAGGCTATGAATGAGCCTATGGATACTGCTATTCTGGAAGAAGTAGAAAGATACGAAAAATTACAAAATGAGATTTTAGAATCAGTTCGAAAGAACAGCATACATGATTTGGTGGAAGCATCTAATGTTATAGAAGTTCCAACAAAAACAAAAATCGATTACCCTCTTCCTCCTACATTGGATGAGGTTATCGAGTCATTAAAGGAGGAAACACATGAGCTGGTTCAAGCACTCCCCTCCGAAGAACCCACCGATACCGAGCAAACAGTTACCACATCGGCCCCATCCCTTGCCGAAAGAGCAGCAGAGCACATTACAAAAGAAATCAAGCTAGAGGAAAAAGCTGACTCATATCAACAACCTGAATCTACAGTGGATATTAGATCGTTGAATGATGTAAAGAAAAAAATTCAATATTTACAAGATTGGATTGCAAAAATATCCTTAACTGGACCTGGTGGTGGCGCAGGCGATATTTTAAATTTAGATGTACCTACTACATTAGTTACAGGCGATTACACAGTTACTAGATATGATTATTACGTTGGAGTCAATTGTACAACTACAGCTAACATTACTTTACCTTCTCCATCTACTATTAAAAATGGAAGAGAAGTAATTATTAAAGATGAGTCAGGTCGCGCACAGTTAAATCCTATTAAAGTTTTTGGAACGGTAGATAACGATACTGGTGGGTTTGAGATAAGAATAAACAACGGTGCAGTACAGTTAATATACCGAGATGGTTGGAGAATAGTATGACGTATTTGTTCGATGATAAAATTAGATATGATGATTCGTCTAATTTAGATGCGTTTGGAAGATTAAGAGTAAGTGAACCTTTCACATTAGGAGATTATAAACATCTCTACGCATTAGATCCAAATTTTGTAGATGTGACGTATTTTGGAGGAAATGTTCAGTATCTAAAAAATCAAGCATGTGCAAAACTTAGTACTAACACTCATCCACAAAGTAATGTAATTCATCAAACCAAGATGTATCACCATTACATGCCTGGTAAAAGTCAAGCTATTAAATCTACTTTTAATTTTTACGGTAACGTAGCTAATACAGTAAAAAGAACAGGATACTTTGATGACTACAATGGTATTTATTTTGAGCAAGCAGGTGATGG